GCCGCCCAGTTTGCCCAAAGCATTACTGAAGGTATGACGGTTGCAGATGCCGAGACAATCATCTCGATCTTTCTGCTGTCCATCACAGAGAATTTCTCAGCGGCAGATGCCAACACGGCATCCCAAGGATTCTTCCTATCCCTGTTTGAAAACCTCAACAGTGCCGACACTGCCACCGTTATCGCGGCATTCAAAGCAGCAGTTGCTGAAAACATCAGCTTGTTGGACAATAATGCCGTTGCGGGTTGGATAAAAATTATTGACGCACAGACCGCTAACTGGGCCACAATTGGTGACGGGCAAGTGCCCGGTTGGGCTTTGGTTAATGCAGCGCAAGCAGCGGGTTGGGCACCAGTGGGTACTTCGTCCGCATCGGGCTGGACAGCAGTGGATGACGCAGCGCCTGCCGGGTGGACAAACATCAAGAATGACCAGTAAGGACACAGCATGAGTACGTTTTCAACCAACCTTGGTCTGGAACTGATCGGTAACGGTGAGCAAACCGGTACTTGGGGCGACACGACAAATACCAATTTGGGCACCCTGCTGGAGCAGGCCATTTCCGGTTATGTGACCCAAGCCATTACTGACGGTGCAGATACCGTCATCACAATCCCTGACGGCGCAAGCGGCGTAGCCCGCAACATGAGTATTGAGTGCACAGGCACTCTGACGGCGGCGCGTAATCTGGTGGTTCCTGCCAAGCGCAAGCTGTACTTTATCTACAACAACACCTCCGGCGGCTACGCCGTGACGGTCAAAGTCAGCGGGCAAACCGGTGTGTCCGTGCCCAACGGCAAGAAGATGATTCTTGTCAACAACGGTACAGACGTGGTGGTGGCTGAAAACTACTTGGCCGCGCTCAGTCTCGGTGCTGCCCTGCCGGTGACTTCCGGTGGCACAGGCGTTACAACTTCTACTGGCTCAGGTTCGGTGGTGCTGTCCACCAGCCCTTCGTTGACTACGCCAGCTTTGGGTACTCCTGCATCGGGCAACTTTAGCTCCGGCACGTTCACATGGCCGACGTTTAACCAGAACACTACTGGTACGGCAGCAGGTCTTTCCTCGACTTTGGCAGTGGCTTCGGGCGGTACGGGCGTTACGACAACTCCCTCAAACGGTCAGCTTCTGATTGGTAACGGCACTGGCTACACTGCGGCTAACCTGACTGCGGGTTCCAACGTAACCATTACCAATAGCGCGGGCGGTATCACCATTGCTGCCACAACTTCTAGCGGTACGGTTACCTCAGTCACGGGCACATCCCCCGTAGCATCTACTGGCGGCACAACTCCTGTTATCAGTTTGTCCGCTAACTACGGCGACACGCTCAACCCCTATGCCAGCAAGACTGCCAACTACTTTTTGGCCGCACCCAACGGCTCCGCAGGAGTGCCGACTTTCCGTGCGATCGCGGCAGGGGACATTCCTACACTGAACCAAAATACAACCGGTACGGCTGCTGGCTTATCGGCTACCTTGGCTGTTGCCTCTGGCGGTACTGGGGTCACGACTTCTACGGGCACTGGCTCGGTGGTGCTGTCCAACAGTCCAACACTGGTGACCCCTGCGCTGGGCACGCCTGCATCGGGCAACTTTAGCTCGGGCACCTTTACTTGGCCTACGTTCAACCAAAACACCACGGGCACCGCAGCCGGTCTGTCGTCCACCTTGGCGGTTTCCTCTGGCGGTACTGGACAAACTACGTACACAGACGGTCAATTGTTGATAGGCAACAGCACCGGAAACACGCTGACCAAAGCCACGCTCACTGCTGGCGCAAACATCACCATTACCAACTCCGCAGGTGGTATCACTATTGCCGCAGCAGGTGGTGGAGGCGGGTCGGTTACTGGGGTTACGGCTACTGCGCCTATTGCGTCTACTGGCGGTACGGCTCCTGTTATTAGCCTGAACAGCAATTATGGCGATGCGCTTAACCCCTACGCCAGCAAAACGGCAAATTACGTACTTGCTGCGCCTAATGGTTCCGCCGGTGCACCAACATTCCGTGCGCTTGTTGCTGCGGACATCCCAACGCTTAATCAAAATACCACGGGTACCGCAGGTAACGTGACCGGCACTGTGGCCGTCGCCAATGGCGGTACTGGCCTGACATCGACCCCTGCTAACGGCGCTTTGGATATTGGTAACGGTACAGGCTTCACCCGTACTACTTTGACGGCTGGCTCGAACATCAGCATCACCAACAGTTCAGGCGGCATCACCATTGCGGCAACCGGTCTGGGTACTGGCACTGTTACTTCGGTTGGTTTGGCCTTGCCAGCGGATTTCACCATCTCTGGTAGCCCCGTTACAAGTACCGGCACACTGACTGCTACATATGCTTCGCAGACCGCCAATAAGTTCTTGGCTTCGCCCAATGGTTCTACTGGCACTCCTAGCTACCGTGCAATTGTCGCTGCTGACATTCCTACCCTGAACCAAAACACGACTGGTACGGCAGCTAACGTCACCGGCACAGTAGCAATTGCCAATGGTGGTACTGGTGCGACAACCCAACAGGCAGGCATCAACGCGCTGGCTGGATCAACTACCTCGGGGCAATACCTGCGCGGTAACGGCACAAACGTCACGATGTCTGCCATCCAAGCAGCCGACGTTCCAACGCTGAACCAAAACACGACCGGCAATGCAGCCAACGTAACAGGTACCGTGGCTATCGCTAATGGCGGTACAGGCGCAACGACTCAGCAAGGCGCACTCAATGCGGTGGCTGGCGCAGTAACTTCCGGTCAGTATCTGCGGGGTAACGGTACCAATGTGGTGTTGGCGGCTATCCAAGCGGCAGATGTCCCTACGCTGAACCAAAACACAACGGGGTCTGCGAACTCGGTCATCACCAACAACATCATCAGCGACACCACGTCGTACATCATGATGACGCCCAACGCAGGCTCTGGCACCGCGCAGACACCGGGCACCTTCTCTAGCCTGTATTTCAACACGTCCACTAACACCATTACCGGTGCAAATATTGACGGCACGGCTGCTGGTTTGACTAGCACTCTGGCTATTTCTGCGGGCGGTACGGGCCAGACAACACAGCAAGCAGCCATCAACAGCCTTGCGGGAGCCGTGACTTCCGGCACTTATCTGCGTGGTAACGGTACGAATGTATCCATGTCTTCGCTCCAAGCGGCAGACATTACCGGCACCGTGGCGGTTAATAAAGGCGGTACCGGTGTTGCCACCCTGACGGGTCTTGCTTACGGCAACGGCACCTCTGCTTTTACAGCAGCTACAGGCGGACAGATTGTTTCGGCCATCGGCGCTTCGGCAGTTGCCAATGCAAACAGTGCAAGCAGTGCTGCCGCTCTTTCCACCACCAACTTCACCATCACGGAGTCGGGTGGCAAACTGGTATTCAAGTACGGCGCAACCACCATTGCTTCGTTGGATTCGCTGGGCAACTTCAGTGCCGATGGCGTGTACTTGAATGACCAAACTATCGTTGCCGATTACACTATCCCATCAACCAGTAACGCCGGTTCGTTTGGGCCAATCACCATTGCTGATGGTGTAACAGTCACTGTATCTGATCCAAGCGTTTGGACAGTCGTTTAAGGAGTTATCATGGCAGGAACACTTGTAATTGACACGCTGAAAAGCAGCACCTCAAGCCCGGTTGCATTTCAAAATACCAGCGGTACGGCAATCGGTACGCTGTGCAGGGCTTGGGTGAACTTTGCGGGGGCATCAGGAACCATTAACGGTTCTTTTAATGTCAGCAGCGTGACCCGCACTAGCACAGGTGTATATCAAGTGTATTTTACAAATAGTCTCCCAGACGCAAATTACGCCACTGCACCCAGTTCTCAAAATGTGGTTAGTAATACTGATAGCGCAAACAACTTATACGGTTTTAGCACCGGTAGTTTTTATTTGCAGCACGTAGAAACTAATACATCCACTGACGGTGGCACAATGACTGTAAGCGTCTTCCGCTAAAAGGATAATATCATGGCAGGAACATTAGTTATATCCACTCTCAGCGACGGCACCAACAGCACCAGCGCGACTAACCCAATCATGGGTAGCGCAAAAGCGTGGGTGAACTTTAACGGCAGTAGTGGCGCAGCATCTATTCGCGCGTCTTACAACGTCAGCAGCGTTACGTATAACAGCGCCGGGGATTTCACAATTAATTTTTCGGCAGCTTTTTCTGATGCCAATTACGCCGCTGTTTTTGGGGGTGGTATAGGGGACGCTACCGCAGGCACCATAGCAAGCATGTCTATTCAACAAACAGCAACGCTCTCCACAAGCTCATGCCGCGTTAACACAGGATATGCAAATTCGCAAAGGAACAATTTGTATAACTGCGCCGCCTTCTTCCGCTAACCCAACACCCCAATAAGGAGTCCTCATGAAAAACGTCATCATTTATACCAACGACAACGGCGGCGTGTCCGTGTGCGTACCTACTGGCGAACTGACCATCGAGGCAGTTCAAGGCAAAGACATCCCTGCGGGTGTCCAGAGTTTCATCGTGGCGGCTGAATCGCTGCCCGAAGAGGACGGTGATTTCTTTGATGCTTGGGAGCAAGCCCGTGGCGTCGTGACTGTCAACCTCAACAAAGCCAAGGCCATCACCAAGAACCGCCTGCGTGCTGCGCGTGCCCCCCTGTTGGCTGCACAAGATGTGTTGTTCCAACGTGCATTGGAATCGGGTGCTGACACCTCGGCTATCGTGGCTGAGAAGAACCGCCTGCGCGCCATTACTGATTTGGCCGATCCCTGCACAACCCTTGCTGAACTTCGCGCACTGAGCGTTTAAGGAGTAAGTCATGACGACATCGGTTGGCGGGTCATCGGGGATCACATACCCCGACGCTTCTAATACACCCGCAGCTTCGGTGACGGCGAGATTCACGCCGTATATCACTGACACCGCAAACGTCATGACAATCCAAAGCGGTGTTAAGGTGGATGGCACGCTTGGCATCATCACACCTCTTGGTACAGCTTCTTCGGCAGCATTTGCTTTTACTGCTACGATTTCTGCTAACACCACCAATTACAACTTAAGAGCCGCAGCGGTTACTGCTGGCTGGAATCAAACTGCTCCATTAAACGCCACAATTACCATTAACGCAGGGGTTTATGTTGGTTCATCCAGCACAAGCACCTATGCTTTTGATACAGGTGTAACTTTCCCGTCCGGCACAACACTATCCTTGGTAAATAATGGACTAATTGTGGGTCTTGGCGGTGATGGTGGTGCTGGTGGCCCGTATTTTAATGTTGGCAGTGGTGGCAACAATGGCGGAGGTGCTTTGCGTGTCCAGCAAGCTATTTCTGTTACCAATAATGGCACCATTGGCGGTGGTGGTGGCGGTGGCGGTGGCGGTGGTGGCGCACAACTCAACGCTGGCAAATCCGGTGTTTTCCAAGTCGGTGGTAGCGGCGGCGGTGGCGGACGAGGATATACCAGCAGTAATGGCGGTGGCGGAGGTTCTGGGCCTTCTAGAAATGGTAACGCTGGAACTGGAGGCACAACTACTAGCGCAGGTACTGGCGGTGCGGCTGCTAGTACAGGTGGATGCACCGGAGGTGCTGGTGGTAATGGCGGTTCTTACGGCGCAAACGGTAGCTCTGGTGGAACAGGTTCAGGCAATATCTTTTCGGGGGCGGGGGGCGCAGGCGGCACGGCAGGTAACGCCACGTTGGGTAACTCCAGTATTACATGGGTAGCAACAGGTACACGTTTAGGAACACTAGCATGAACACAGTAGATACTTTTACATATGTTGTAACTTCAACCGACGAAGCAAACGGCACGATGGAACTCACATATTCATCGCCTAACTTGCCAGATGTTTCTGTTGGTGCTTTGATGCCCCGAGGTTCGCAAACTCTTGATGAAGTGGCGATGGGGTTTGCGCCTATGCGTTATTGGTTGGACTTGCTTAATCCGGTTGTGTCAGTAGCCGTGGGTGCGTCTGCTACGGTAACCAGTGCCACTCCTGCCGAGCAAGCTGCAAACGCAGAAATGTGGGCGCAGGTAGAGTTTGAAAAGAAACTTGGCAAAGCTTTGGTTAAGTTTGGTGTTTTACAAGCTGACCCAACAGAAATCCCAGTATCTGCACCATGAGTTTTCCTGAAACCAAAATGACGTGCGTCAGCAACTTATGGTTGCGCCAGATGCACTTTGCCAAGACGGGTGACCGCAACGAAGGGCACGTCCACAATTTTGACCACATCACGCTGCTTGCCAAAGGTAGTGTCACGGTTGACGTTGAGGGCCAAACCACGGACTTTGTAGCTCCCCACATGATTTATGTGGCCAAAGGCAAACGCCATTTTTTAATTGCCAAAGAAGACGACACGGTGGCATATTGTGTCCATGCGCTGCGTACTGGGGAGCGGGAAGAAGACATCCTTGACCCCGCAATGGTTCCGGCTGGGGTAGACAACCCATTGCAAGCAGGGCTTGCTAAACCGCTGTAACACAAATGGCAACCACCAAGACGCCAGCTAAAGCTCCAGCCAAGAAACCGGCAGTCAAGAAGGCTCCGGTCAAACGCGCTGCGCCCAAAGCAGCCGTACCAGCCAAGCCGATCAAAACGCAGACCACAATGGTGGCGCAAGCCATCGACCTCATCAAGTGGGTGGACAACCCCTTCAAGCTGTTAACGGTCATCTTACTGGCGCTGGTGTTTGGTTTGGGCGCGTTTGCTTGGGACAGCCGAGTTATCCTTCTGAACGCCATCACCAACGTCAAGCACGAAGCGCAGATGAAAGAAGTCAAGGTGTTAGAGCACGTTGCTCAGGTGCTGCAAAAGGACTTGGAAGCGCAGACCGTGGTGGTGCATAAGGTAATGCTGGTGGTCAACGGCAGAACTACCTTGCTGGCATACAACGCCAAAGGCCGCGACAACAGTTTGGATGGATTCAACTCCACCCTGTTTGGCAAAGACCCCCAGCGTAACGCTGCCGTAGTAGCCATGATGAACGGGGAAGTTCACTGCGATAAGCTGGAAGTAAGTGGCAAGACTTCTGACTGGGAAGCCAAGAACGGCGTCAAGTACATCTGTCGAGGTAGCATCCCGCCTGAAATGGGTGCTTTTGAGGGCTACATCAGCGTTGGTTTCACCGAAGAACCGTCTGACTTAGGTGCAGTCAAGACCCGTATAAACCTTGCTGCGACCGAAATGGCGAAATGAGATGGACATTGCTACTACTGCTTCTAGTTGGCTTGGTAGCAGCGAAACCAAGGGGCTGCGACATAGCGGCGTTCGAGTACAAGGCTCGGACAATTCACAACCCCAGCGAACGTCACAGCTTTGCTATCTGGTGGATTACACAATCGCAATGCACCGAAGAACAACTGACTTGGCTGTGGAACAACAGCCCGGATTTGATGGGGACAGCCGACACCCC